TGGTAAATTGAGAAACAGAAAAACCAGTAACTCCTCCACCAGGTAAACTAACTACAGTAAAGGTAATATAACTTCCAACAGCAATTCCATGTGCTACTTTATTAACCGTTACGGTTGCACTTCCTGTAGTGGAGTCAAAAGTAAAACCAGTTACAGCATCTTCTAACGGTGTAATATCGTAAAAAGCACCTTCATAATAAACTACTAATACTTTAGATGTACCTAAAGCTGCATATCGAACACCATTTAAATCAGTCCAGGTATGTTGTGCTCTTACTGGACCTGCTAAAGTACTAGCTACTAATTCTTCCCAACCACCTATTTTTTCAGGTTGTCCGTAACGAAAACGTACGTTATCCCCATCTACCCATTGGCCTTCGGCCCCTGTAGATGTCTGTTGTTTATTGAATCCAGGCTTAAACTGTACTTTGGTTAATGGCATAATGCCAACAGTATATTATAGTTTTATTCCAGATGGAAGTCCTAACATTGCCCGTTTATCAAACTTATTTTGTTCAGCAAACTGACCATTTCTATGATTATAATGAAGAAATACTTGACCACAAAGATTGCCTTGAAACTCTTCTCTCCAATGCTCTAATTCACATCCAGAGTATACTAACATATCTCCTGGTGCTAAATCTACTTTAACACCTGCTGGTGCATTCGGTTTCATGATATTTTTATATTCATCAATTACATTATTAGATCCTGTTGGATCAATAAAGATCGGCCACGGATCTCCACCTAAATTAAGAGTAGTAGATATTTCACAACTAGGTCTATCTTTATGTCTCTTTAAAATAGATCCTTTCTCGTACACGCGCGCGTAAGAATAAGTTGGAACTAAATCTAATTTTGTTTGTTCCATCATAATCGGTAATACTTTGACTAATAAAGTTTCCATAACAAAATCTGCATAATGCGAATAAACATTAGGAACTTGTTGATCTTTCCATGTTCCCAAAATAGGAGACTCTGCTACAATATTATTATTGTACATAAACTGAACTGCATCTCTTTTTAATAGAAAATAGTTAAAACAAAAATTAGCTAACTCATAAGGAATAGCTTGTTTGATCACTTGGTACTTGTTGTTTTGAAAAGTCATGGTTGCATACCTGCTTGTAAAAAATTAAAAGATACGGATATCCTTATATCATTCGATTGATTAGGATCCACACAATGATTGAGCCAAGAAGGAAACATAATTAGTCTTCCCGCTACTGGTTCAAAATGAACTTCTCTCCATAAATAAGAAGGAAGCTCTCCTGGTTTTCTTCTAGGATGTGTCATTGCTGCTACCGATTTAGGATCTTCGCATTTTAAATGACCACAATCTTTAGGAGTTTTTACATAATACACACCTGACCATAAAGAATTAGGATGCATATGTGGTCTATTGTATCCACCAGGAGGATTAATATTAGCCCACATATTTCCTAAAAAGGGTTCATTATCTAAACATTCTTCTTTATAAATATGAAATTGTGCTTGAAATAATAAGTCTACTAGATCTCTATACTCTGGCTTTTGATGCATATCGGTAGTAGAATGCCAACCATTCATATTGGTTTTTGTTAATCCTTTATCTTGTTTAGACCAAGCAATAATATTGTTTTCTAATTTTTGATTTAATTCAGGTGTACCAACATCAGCTACATAAATAGGTGTGGCAAAAAATAATTCTCTATTCATTATTTAAATGGTGTTCCTCCAAACCACATGACTAAAGATCTTCTTGTTCCTTTGGTTACAGGTACCACTCTATGTCTAATAAAAGATGCAAAGAAGATTGCGTGTCCTTGTTTAGGTCTTGCAAACTTTCCTTCCGACATTAATTCTAATCCACCGCCTTCAAATTCATCATCACGTGATAATAAACAAGTCATAGATATTTTTCGTACAGGTGGTTCATTAGCACAGTTTACATCTGAATCTATGTGCCAATCATAAAAGCCACCATTAGAATATTCGGTAAATTGAGCAGGTTCTGTAATCTGCATACCCTCAAAACCAAAATGATTACCATTAGTTTGTAACATTACACGTTCTAGTGTTTTATACATCTCAGGTAATACATTAAAAGGAATCCAAGAAATATGCGATAATCTTGTTTTAGTATCTACCGTTCCACCTTTACCACCACCTACTTGTCCATCTTCTCTAGGCTGTTTTTGTCCAGCATCTATAATTATTTGACATTGTTCTGGTGTAAATAAGGGTGTAGTAGTTTCTACAATTAAAGACTTCCAACGTGGTTCGGTTATAATCATTCTGCTCCTCTATTCTCTATAGGGTTATATAATACATCGCAGTTTGCTGCAAGTGTTCGTCTAGTATCATTCGTACTATTAAACGGATATACACAGTGTCTCATATCATAAGGAAAAATATAAAAGTCTCTTAATTGCATTGGTGGTTGATAATCTACTTTAGCAAATTGACCCGATGCCGATCCTAGTATTTGTAGTTTACCATTTTGAGGAGCTTGTGCTGCTGAATATTCTACTCCGTAGGTATTGGGTAATTTTAAAATCATTACCGAAGATAAACCTGTGAATAAATTGCCTTGATGCACGTGCACAGGATTATACTCATTTGCTTTCATTTCATTGACCCAAATAGAGTTTAAATGTTTTTGATAGTTTCTAATATGATTCCATTGTAGATAATGATCATAAACAGACATAAACCATTGTAGTACATTATTAGGTAAATGATTATGTCTTTTCATTTTAGATTCATCATCACCATCATAAAATAAAGAATGCTCATTCATAATCTTTCCTACGAGTTGTTTATTAGCAGGATAGAGTTGAGTAAATCTCTGTTCGTATATTTGATTAATGGTAGTAAAAATATCTAAAGGTACTTCGTATCGTAATACCGATTGTCCTAAAAAAACAAAATTAAATTTCATCTTTCATCGCTTCTCTTATTTTGGTTGCAGATATTTTCTGTATCTGTTCAGGTAGAACAATTTCTTCTATCTTATATCCTACTCCTCTTCCATAACATATATTGGTAATATTGGGAACCTTTATGACTTCAAATTTTCCTGCATAATTAGATAAAGCTTCTTCAATTCTGTCTTTAACTTGTAAGAAGGTAAAAGGATTACTGTCATTTCTTGGCGTATCACGTACCATAATAATGACTTGTCCTGTTTTAGTTAGAGATTGTTCAAACAATGCTTGATGACCAGCGTGCCACGGTTGCCATCTACCTAACATTAAAGCAGTGGGTTTATTGTAATCGATTTTGTATTTCTTTAATAATTTTGTCATAATGATAATTCGTAATTTCGTAATCTACTTGAGTAGGTTTTTCAAAAATTTTATTCGTATCTTCAAATCTTCCAGATTCAATAGTATTCATCCACACCGTAATATCGTAATCCTTTCTATATAAATTATAAGGACATACAAAATCTACTACACAAGTTTTGTTTGCAATGGTGCATAAATCTATCATTCTGGTTACTTGACGTATTCTACCTGTAGAAGAAAAATCCCAATCTTTAAACATAGCTCTTATTTCATCTGCATTAAAATGAGGTATATTGGTATCTGCAGTTAATTGTTTGGCAAAAGTAGATTTACCAGAACCTGGTAATCCAAATACTAAAATTTTCATAATACAATGTGACCATAGTCTCTAATAATACTTTCTGGTATCATAGCTTTATATGGATTATCTTCCTTTATAATATTTGTTTTAATAGTATGCATCTTGTTTCCAACGATGGTATCGTCATAAGCAATACCATTTACTTTAAATTGAGTCAAGTTTTGCAAATTATGTTTAAATCTAGGTATTTCTAAAAAGTCATATATTTTATTAAGTTGGTTTTCAGTATCCATTACTAGTTCATCATACTTTAAAAAATGACACATGTGTTTGTTTTCAGGTTTCAGTGCATTTTGTATAGCAGTTAAATCTTTAGCGATCGCTCCTTCTTTATTCATTAACATTCGTAATTTTTGTTCAATGGTTGTACAACCATATCTATTGGGAAAAGCACTTGGTTCATTTTCAAACCATTTAATGTAAGATGCTAATACGTCCATTAAATCTCTCCAAATAATAATGCATTTAATAGGTTGTTTAAGATGTTTTTTAATTAACATTAAATTACCTGGTGTCATTACAGGTCCTCTATCTATAATATATTTATAGTTCCAATCTTTATAATAAGACTCATACACACTATCCATTACGTTATCTAAAGACCTATAATCTGGATAATTTAAAAATACATCGGTTTGTTTTAACAGAAATAAATCTTTCATTATTTCTAAAGTAATAGAATTAGCAGTACATCCTATGTCAGGATTTTGATTCATAATAGAACCAAATAAGGTATTGCCTGATCTGGGTAAGGCTAATAAAAAGAATATCTTTTTATTCTGTGGGTTTTCCGAAGATAGGTTTGTCAAGTAATGCTTCTTTCTTATTATCATTGGACAACAGACCTAATTCTTTTTTGGTTCGTTCTATGGTTTGTAATTGACCAAGAACATTAAATACTTCTGGTTGCGAAGATCCCGATGTCAATGTGTGTGCTTTATTTTTCATAATCTGATGGTAAGACTCTAATTGATGCGTATTTACATTTTTCGTATCAAAGGTTCCATCATCAAATTCTTTCTTTAAATTAGACCACATCTTAATCTCTCTCATTCTATCTTTGGCCACGAGTTCCATATTCGCTTTAGAATAAATCTTTTCATCTAAATCTATTTCTAATATTTCTCGTTTGTATTCATCGGTTTCCGTTTCTAGTTTCTTTTTAATCCATTTAATCTTGGCATCATTTCTCCTAGCATCAAAAGATAAAGACATTAAGTTTTCTAAAAATACGTTTTGTTCTCTGACACACTGCCAATATTTAGATGCCTTGGTTGGATATTTAGCATCTTGTAATACCGATATTCTAGCTTCGGTTTCTGTTCTAAAGACTTGTTTCTTTGTCCAAGTATCTCTTAATTCATCAATAATAAGTGCAAAAGAATTTACATCTTCTTTATCTAAAATGTTATTTAAATTAGGTGTTTCTTTTTCAATAAGCGTTTGTATATTTCTTTTTTCTGTCATAATTTCCTTCTGGTTATAGAAGGTTATATATACTTTATTACGAAGTAGTCAAGGTTGAAGCGGTACCTGCTGCTGATGAACCTAAAGTCCATTCTTCTGTGGCTGCTGAAGCACCTGCTGCATATCCTCCAAAACCTAAGGCTAGATTTTGTGTACCTTGTATTGCTGCCCCTAAAAAACTCCTAGCTGTTGTTGTAGGTGTAGCAGTAGACCAATTTGTTCCGTCCCATAATTCTGTTGGATTTGGATTTCCTCCAAAACTTATAGCAGCCGTTTGAGTTCCTGAACCTGCAGAAGCATTTCTTGCAGTATTTAAAGAATTAACAGACGCCCAACTTGTTCCATCCCAAGATTCTGTTGCAGCTACATTAGGAGCACCCCCTCCAAAAGCTAAAGCAGCTGTTTGATCTCCTGCTCCTGATAAATTCATTCTTCCAGTATTCATAGAATTAACAGATGTCCAACTTGTACCATTCCAACTTTCAGTTGCTGTTGATAAAGTAATACTAGGAAATACTGTTGAGTTACCTCCAAATGCTAAAGCAGCCGTTTGAGCTCCTATTCCTGCTAATCTATATCTTGATGTTCCTAAATTTGAAGTAGCTGTCCAAGATGTTCCATTAAATGATTCTGAAGATGCTAATTGTGGTCCTGGTGAAGATCTTCCTCCAAAAGCTAAAGCAGCCGTTTGAGTACCTGCTCCTCCTAATGAATATCTTGCTGTTCCCATTGTAGCTGGTAATGTTGCCCAAGATGATCCATCATAAGATTCTGTGGCTCCTGAATTTGCGGTTCCTGTAAACCCACCAAATGCGAGTCCTGCTGTTTGCGTGCCTGATCCAGCTAAAGTAAATCTAGACGTATTTAAATTCCCGCCGCTCGCCCAAGCACCCGTGGCTGGGGAGTAAATTGTTGAGTTGAATTCTTCGGTTGAATTAGTTACTGCAGGAGTTACAACTGAACCACCAAATTTTAAACCAGCGGATTTTGATCCTGCTGCTCCCATATTTCTAGTTGAAGTTCCTAAAGTAGCTGAAGAAATATTCCAAGTTGAACCATCGTATTCTTCTGTTTCTGAAGTTATTGTTGGAGAGGGAGAAGTTCTTCCTCCAAAAGACAAAGCTCCTGTCGCTGTTCCAACAGCACCAAAAGTACCTTGCCATTTAGATGTGTTCATAGAATTTACTGCTGTCCAAGACGTGCCATCGTAAGCTTCTGTTACTGCTGTTACGCCAGGAGTATCTCCGCCAAAAACTAAACCTGCTGTTTGTATTCCTGCCATCCCACTAAACTGTTTTCTTCCTGTATTTAAATTATTAGAAATTGTCCAAGAAGTACCATCATATTCTTCTGTTTCTGAAACTATTGTTGGAGAAGGAAAATCAGTTCCACCTGCACCTGCCGCAGCAGTTTGAATTCCAAAACCTGCCATATAATATCTGGCTGTATTCATATTTCCTCCAGCAGTCCAAGTTGAACCATCATATTCTTCGGTTACGTTTGTACCAATTGGAGTTCCAGCGTTAGCACCACCAAACAATAAACCAGCTGTTTGAGTTCCTGCACTCCCAGCACCATATCGTGCATTACCTAAATTTCCACCTGCTGCCCAAGTGTATCCTGAATATTCTTCTGTGGCAGTTAAACCACCAGGAGATGGTGGATTATAACCTCCAGCACCTAATGCTGCTGTTTGAATTCCACAACCTCCTGCTTCATATCTTGTAGTATTCATATTCCCACCAGCGCTCCACGCTTTAATCTGAACTAAACTTTTTAGGACACCTTCGGTAGAGTTGTACCACACCTGTCCTTCGGTTGACGTATTTAACGTTGGATCCGATGATAGGTATTTTACTCTGTAGCCTCTAATATCACTGTAAGTTGTCATCTGTTAGACTCCTTATGGTAAAGTGATAGCAGTAGGTCTTTGAGAATTTAAATTCGTTTTTTGTTCTTCTGGTAACGCGTCCCAAGCGGCTTGTGCTGCTGCAACTTCAGCGTCCACAATTGCTTGTGCTTCCGCTTTTGTTTTTTCAACACCGTTCTTCTCTGCTAACCAAAGTGCGCCTTTTTCGTTGTTACCTACGACCCAAACGTCGCCTGGAAAACCACGAAGAAAGAATGCTCTTCTATCTTCTGCAGTGAAGAAACCTTTACCTGTATTGGTAGCTGTTCCATATATAAATAGTGCCATTTTTATACTCCTTGTGTTAGTGTTATATAGCTTATCACAGGCAAATGCAATTAGCTAGTTGTTATTGTTTTATAATTAAAGGTGCTTGTTTCACCTGTATATTCTTCTGTTGCTGATGATAAACCTCCAGCATATCCTCCCATCGCTAATCCTGATGATGCATCTCCTGATCCTCCTATATCATATCTACCAGTTCCCATATTAGCATCAGTTACCCAAATTGTTCCATTATATTGTTCGGTACTGGCAGATTGAGTTCCAGTATATCCACCAAAAAAAATTGCATCTGTTTGTAGTCCAGCACTTGCTGCACCAGATCTTGCTGTATTTACATTACCACCTGCTGTCCAAGCTGAACCATTATATTCTTCGGTATTTCCTACTCTTGTAGTAGTAAAACCACTTACGGCTAAACCTGCAGTTTGGGTTCCTGCTCCACCAAGTGCTCGTCTTGCCGTATTCATAGTACCCCCTGTTGTCCAAGCTGATCCGTTATATTCTTCTGTTGCATTAGTATTAGCTGTTCCAGTATATCCACCGAAAGCTAATGCTGCAGTTTGTAGTCCTGCTCCTCCTAAAGAACTTCTTGCTGTAGCTAAACTTCCTCCACCTGTCCAAGCAGTACCATTGTATTCTTCGGTTGCTGTTGTCCGTATATCTCCAGGTCCTATACCACTTATAGCCAATCCTGCTGTTAAAGTACCTGCTCCTGTCACACTTCTTCTTGCTGTAGCTAAACTTCCACCTGCTGTCCAAGAAGACCCATTATATTCTTCGGTTGCTGTTGTATTAGCAGGAATACCTCCTCCAGCATAAAAAGACGCTGTTTGAGTACCTGAACTTGATGGCGCACCAGCATATCTTGCTGTTCCTAAATTCCCACCAGCGGCCCACGCTGCGGCTGTGATGACACTTGCTGAGAAGTTGTATTCTTCGGTGACTGCTGTTATTGATGGTGTAAGACCACCGAAAGCTAAAGCTGCTGATTG